TGTTGATGGGTCAAGTGTTGTATCTGTTGCCTTGTGATACCCAAGCCCGTCAATGTTAACGCTGATCGGGGGCACGACTATGTCACCGCTGTCGTGTTCAATGTGGCCCTGCAAGCTAAAGTAATCTGCCAACTGGGCCGCTATTACGCTGTAGGCTGCCATTATTTAACTACCCCTTTCAGCGTGGTTATTTTACTATCAACATCTTCCGTCTCGAATCCCATACGCAGCAGTTTGCTGTCAGGGTTGTCCACCAGTTTAAAATGCGTATATTCCTCTACCTCTTGCTTTTCATCGTAAACCGGCATAACTTTTGCATCGGCATCAACCTTAGTAGGTTCTGTGGTCAACATCTTGTCATAAACATAGTGCTGCTGGATATTTTTTAAGGCCTCATAAGCCTCTATTAGTTTTTGCTTCGGCAGCTTGCCTTCTGCCACCAGCTGCTCGCAGTTGAGATAATCCTGCTTTGTGTTTAAATGCTTTGGGAAACTGCGCAATTAGACCACCTCCCGGACAAGTTGATTGCTTACCGTGATTACGCCGATTTCAGTTATTGCAGCAACAAGATCTGCAATCGCCGCCCAAACCTGATCCCATGCCCAGCCTGAGCCGTAGCTGGCTGCGTAGGTCCCGGCAGGCCAACTCCTTGAAGTTCCTGCTCTGCTTACCAGCCCTTCAAGCTCATCGGTTCCGGCATTTTTGGTAGTGTAAGTAAGCACCTCATAGTCTGCCGGGTCCTTGCTTCTGAATTCGTCAACACAAAAGACAACCACGCCCACCTTGCCCGCTCCGGGTTCGGTGAAACAGGTAAGATCGTCCACCTCGCACTCGGTGTCTGCCGCAGTGTTACAGCCACTGACCAGCTGGGCGTGAGGACTGGCTAAAGGGCCTGCTACTGGTATTAAGTAACTCATTTATACATGCCCTCCTTTAGGCTGGTGCTACCGCCTGGCCCTCAATCGTGAGCTGGATTGAATCACCATTGTCTAAGGCAATGCCGGTAAAGGTCCCTCGTTCGAACAAATCTCCGGCATCATTAAAAAGCGCCGCCTCTGATATAGTTTGGGTGCTCGCACTGGTCAGCGTTCCTGTAACCCTGTAAGTATCGTCTGTGGTTGTGGTAGTCTGCACACTGCTGGTGCCCACTACCCTGCTTTCTGCAGCCTCTACCTCAAGTGATGTATCGCCATCTACCGGGGCAGTAGTGCCCGTGCCCCAGCCAATGTTTTTTGGTTCTGTTCCTAAGCCCTTCATGCGATTCGAGGCGATAGCTCTGCCAGTTGCGGGTATCTTAACTACTGTTGCCATAACTTTTTCACCATCCTTTTAAGTTTGCTCCACCATACTTGTAAAGCAGGTCCGGCAACTACACCATAGTCTTCTATGGTACCGTCAGCCCTGATCACTTTAGCCAATATCCGGCCTTCATGTTTTACAATTCCCTTCATTAGTCGTACACACTCCAATCGAAAATATCATCAAATGTTTTAAAGCTGAACCCGCTCAAGGTGTTTAATCCTTCATTGTCCAAAATAATAGTAATTGGCACATTAAGCCCACTCACAACATCATACCAGGGGCTGACAGGGGAGTCTTCAAGCAGGTATTCTACCTCTATTTCTTCCCCGAAAGCATGCGGGTCAAAGGCAATAAGCGGTAGTGTAAATTTGCGCCGGGCCATAGCCTGGCCAGTGTCTATCCCCTGCCCGCCCGAGTAGCGCACGTCATAGTGCTTGTCAGTCTGCCAATCGAATACCAGCTCAAGCGTGCGCGGCCTGCCCCAGCTGTCGAGCAGGTGAGCGTTAAGTGCAAGGATGGCTGCTTCAATTGCTGTATGGTCAATATCTTCTGATATCCAGCAATTTAACAAAAACCCGCGCGGGGCGAGATCTGACCCGAAATCATAAGCACCGTGACGGCCGGCGATTACGGCTGTATAATCGCGCGTGTCCGGTAAGTTTGGGATCAAGGTATCACTCTTAAGCACTTTGAACCCCATCTCCACGTCTGTCTTGCCACCGAGTGTTATCAAATCATCACCCCTTCTGATCGAGCCCGGGTGTCGGCCAGTCTAAATATTTCACGAGATAGCGCTTTAGCGTCCCGATCTGAGCCTATCGTAATATTTGCGCCGGCAAAGAGCCCATTGAGGTCAAAGCTAACGTGAGATCCACTTACGCCTCCTGCGCTGTTTGCCACGCCTGTAGCCACACTAACTGGCTCAAGTGACGGTAAGGTAATAGAGCTGTATGCTTTTTCTATCTCACGAACACCTGTCCATATGTTATCAATTAGCGATGGAGAGGACTTCGCCCACGGATCAAAAGCGTCTTTGATACTGTTTACTATGTCTTTTATTCCCGACTTCAGGTCTTCCCATTTCTGCTTGATACCATCCCAAATGCCCTGGATAATATCGCGGCCCCAGCTCAGGGCCTGACTTGGTATTGATTTAATATAACCCCAGAGGTTTTCTAATCTTTGCCTGGCATCAGTATATAGCTGGTTAGCTTTTTCGATGACACGCTGCTTCATGTTTTCCCAAACCTCTATAGCTTTATCTCGAATCGCGGTCCAGATTAACTGCAGAGCCAGCTGCAGCATTTTAAATGTATTCTCGGCTGAGGTCTTGATGAAGTTCCAAACCGTTTCACCGATGCCCTTTATGGCTTCCCATGCTGCAGACCAGTCACCCTGGATTATTGCGGTTACAAACTCAATAATCCCTTTAACAATGTTTATTGCAGTAGTAACAATATTTACAATCTGATCCCAGACAATACTTAAAACGGCCATAATAGTCTCTCCGTGTTGCTCCCAAAATGCTTGTATGGCCTCAGTAGCCACTTGAGCCAACTCTTTGAGAGCATCCCAGGCACCAGACAGCGCATCTTTTATGGCTTGCCAGGCCGCAGAGAGCTTTTCCTTAGCCTCTTCATTGCCCTGTATCCAGTTATAGATGGCCACGCCTACCGCTATAATGGCTGCTATCAATAGCCCGATTAATATTACAGGCGCACTCAACACGCCAGCAATAGCGCCGATAGCAGTGATCAGCATGCCCGCTATAACCAATATCGGCCCCAGTGCAACTGCAATCCCCAGCGCGATGCCAATCCACTTTTGCGCTTCTGGCGATAGATTTGCAAACCACTCAATTAGTTCGCCTATTTTGTCAGCAAGAGTTTGCACGATTGGGATTAAATTTTCCCTCAAGGCCGGGATAAGGTCATCAACAAATATCGGTATCAGCTTATTGGCCAGCTCTTGAAAAGTGCCACCAAAAGCCTTCTTTAGTCGGTCCAGGTCATCATTAAATTGAGCGGCTGCATCCGCTGCTTCCTGGTCGAACACTATACCAAGCTCATGAGCCTCCTGCCGCATGGCTGCCAACCCTTCAGAACCATCAGCCAGCATTGGTAACATATCGGTGCCTGAGCGGCCAAAAAGATCTTGAGCTAGTGCGGCACGCGTGGTGGCATCTTCTACATCTGCCAGGGCGCCGGCAATTGTCACAAACTGCTCTTCGGGGCTCAATCCTGATAACTGTTCATAGCTCAAGCCTAAACTGCCAAGAGCATCGGTTGCAGTGCCCATTCCCTGTCCGGCATCATATATGGTCGAAGCCATACGCTTAATACCTGTTTCGAGACTGTCAATGCTCGTGCCGGACAACTCTGCCGCGTGTTTTAACTCAGATATGGCCTCCGTTGAAAACCCTGTCCGCAAAGCAGCCTTCTGGATCTCGTCGCCCATGTTGGCAGTTTTTTGCGCTAAACCAAATACTGCTCCTCCAGCTGCCAAGAGCGGCACGGTTAGCCCCTTGGTTAAGGTTGTCCCGGCAGCAGTCATGTTACCACCAATACTTTGCAGCTTTCCGCTAACACCCTGCATGGCCTTATTGAATTCATCCATCTTGGCGCCAATAACAACCATTAACCTGGATTCTGCCAATTAACTCACTCCTATCTGCGCCAGTATAGCCTTCTGCTCTGCAGCACTCTGCTCCCGTTTTGGCTGGGGGACAAAGTCAATTTCGGTAAAGGGTTTCGCGGTTTTCTTCGGGTCCCGCTGCAGGTTGGCCAGGACAGCGCATATCCTGCCTACCCGCCGGTCAATCATTTTTTGCGACTCCTGCCAACGGTCTACCAGCAGGAAAAACTCCCTGGGAGTTAAGCCCCAGAGCTGATCACTGTCTAATCCCAGGTTAATAACACCAAACGACCAGACCTCATCTATCGTCAGCTCCGGGGCGCCCGGTTTTTTGCTTTTTTGTTTCCGCCGCCAATGCCCTGCATAAGCTCATCAAGTTCACTTTGTGCACTCATGAGTTCTGGTAGTGGCAGATCCTCAATTTCTTCCTGGGTAATTTCTGCACCTCCGCGCTTAGCGCAAACGTAAATTAACGCAGCATACATCTCCGGGTCAAAATCACCCTCTTTAAGCGCGAAGAAGTTTTTGCCCGTTTGTTGCTGGACCATCTTTAAGGCGCCAAGATCCAGTTTTAGTTTTACTTCTTTGTCGTTGATTAACATAAAAGCACCCTCCTGCTAATTTACTTCACTACAATTAGTGTATAAAGCCTTGCATTTTTGTCTTCCTCGACCACTCTGACAACTATGGTGTTTGCGCCGTCTTCCAGGGTAATTGCACCAGATGCAACTCCACTTGTTACAGAAGCGCTGTTAACATATATCTCGTCAGCGGCCGCACAGGTTGCAGTAACGGTAACCTCGGTATCTGATCCGCCGGCCACATAAGCATATTCGTAAGTGTCGGACAGTGATAGCGCAGGCTTTGCTGTCAGTGCCCCAGAATCATCGCCGGTCACCACAAGCCCGGTCAATACAGCCGATTCAACGCTTGTAAGTGTAGCAGCGCCGGCCAGCTTCATTGTTCCGCTGATGGTCATCTGGTCAGGTGTCGGGTAGCTAAAATCAAGACTCTTAATGTAACCATCAAAGGTCCACTTGCTACGGTTATCGATATCTGTGGCATCAGGCAAAACGATTCTCCATTGTGCTACTGTGCGATTGCGCTGGTCTGAAAGCAGCCTTTGTTGGCTTGCATCACCAGGGATGAAGTTTCCATCGAAGCTGACTTCACCAGTGTCCATTAAGGCCGGGATATATTCCTTGCTGCCCCCTGGGCTATCGTGGTTGGTTACCTCAACATCATCACTGCTAAGACTGGGACCCGATATAGAAACCTGTTCGGCAACCGTTACCCAGCTAGGTGATACCCATCTTTGCAGTAAGGTGCCGTAACCTAATCTTGCTTGAGTCGTCATTTATGTTCACTCCTTTAATAGTGATGCACCACGATGATATCGAGGTGCACATGATAGGGATAGTCCTTCTCTTTGCCATCTGTTGCATTTTCCACCCAGGCGGCCTGAATCTGTGCTGTTTGCCAGGGTTCGACCAGGTTCACGACCTGCTTCGCCAGGGTTTCCACCGTGTTCTTCCCGGTATGGTAGCAGCTAACCTGGAACCATGTTTTACTGGTGCCGCTAAAACCTGTAAGCGACCTCATGCGAGTATCTGCTATGGTTGTCCATACTATATAGGGTGTAGTCACATTTTGGGGCGCTTCGTTAGGGTATACCCGGCCGCCCGCTAAAGTTTTCAGCTTGTCATGGAGCGCCTCTTTGATGCTCACTTCATCGCCCCCTCAATCTTCATCTTAAGGGCTTGCAGCGCCCCCTCTAAAACAGTTGGGCCGGTGCTTGCAACTGCTGGCCTAAAGAATGGCTGTGCCGGCATCTGGCCACCCCTTGCCCCTTCTTCAACAAGGTGAGCATGGGGCGCAATTTTACGGTCTATTGCTGCAATTGAAGGCCGGGGCTGGTTTCCGTATCGGCTCGGCAACATTTTTGTTGTTGGCGACCTCGAAAGATTGCCGGTAACCTTATTGATCCTGTTTATATTGGCTTGAACCTGTGCTGTGATCAGCTCAGCCCCTTTGTATAACACCGGCTCTACAGATTCGGCATCGAGGCTTTTCATCATACGCTCGAGCTTGGCTTCAAGTTCTTTCATGCCCTCGATCCGGTAGTTCATTAATCCAGCGCCTCCTTAAACAGCATGCAGAGCTCCGTTCTCCGGCTGTCGAAAGGATATACCGTGAGTATTTGCAGCACTTTTCCTTCAAAGCTAACCCTCATCAGAGGGGTAATATCATTGCGATAACGTATCCTGATCTTACCTGTTGCCTCGCTGTTGGCTTGTTGTGCCTGCCAGTATTCACGGCCAGCCAGGTGGATGACTTCTCCCCAGACTGTTGCGTGAGTTGCCCAGGAGGTAACCATGCCCCCCATACTGTCCTGGGTGATGGTGGGCTTTTCGAATACGATCCTATGTTTTAAGCTTCCGGCCCTCATCGGTTAAGGTCCTCCGTCCAGGCAAACTGTTCTTGATACAATAAAGACTCAACACCCATCGGCAAAGTTTTGCCAACTAATCCGGCAGGCAGCACTGCTTCGCGGTTTTCATACCAGTTGCCCACACACAATTTAATGGCAGCCTTGATATACTCAGGCACGCTGGCAGATGTTTCACCGTAGCCCGCAACATATGTGATCCTGATTGGGTTAACAGTATGAAGTCTTGCACTCGGCCAGGCCTTACCACTCGGCAGAACTATGCGCCCAGGTTCACTATCGGCATCAGCAATATAATCTGTTCCAGCCGTTAGCGTCACAGGCGCCCCTTCTATATCGTAATATTGCACACTTGTTACAGAGGTAACCGGTGGCCGGGGTAAAATTATCTGCCCCCTTGATGGCCAGCGGTCCATAGCATATATCACGTTACGATTAACGAAGGCCCTGCCAGTAAAGGTCTCGCAATATTCGCGGGCAACCCTAATCAGTGACGTGATCAGCGCGTCTTCTGTGCTGCCATCTATCCGGCAATGCAGCTTCGCTTCGTTTAGTGTCACCGGCTCAACGGCCGGAACCGATGTTTCGCGTATCATTTACTCACCCCTTACAGGCTGCCCTTTTCTTCTTCGTACCAGAACATTGTCAGCATTAGTCAGTCTATCAATAAAGCTGAGCACCGTGGTAATAAGTCTTTCAATTATGCTGTTGGTGTTAGACATTACTCGTCACATTCCAGTTCCGACTTCCTCACCCGGCGCCCATCGCTGAGCTCATACCAACCCCCGCCAACATGCTTAGGTTCAGCAGTTGGCAGGGTTGCTGTTTCGACGGGCTTAGTTGATGCCGTTTCGACCATCTTTTTCTTGACAGGCTTCTCAAACTCCATCCTGATCCCGCCGTTTGGCAGTCTTACGGCTACACGTTTACGCATTTAAAACCCCTCCTAAACTTCGCCAAGCGCAGCAACAGTCTGCTGAACTGGAGCATGGTAAGTGTCACCACGCACGACAAATGCCACTGCCGCGACATCATTTGTTGCTCCATTCGCGACATTAATAGATAAGTGAGTAAATCCTGCGCTCATTTGCGGCCTATAAACCTCTGCCAGTGCCTGTGCGTAAGTGGTCACTCCTACTGGAGTCCATCCACTTGCACCACCTTCACCTTCTGCGAGGGTTACTGTTGCGCCGCCAATCTCCTCTGCGCTGATGGTCACAACTCCGGCTGCATTGACTGCTACAAGTCCGGGGCAGTGCTCTGCAACACAAAGGACTAGTCCGTCACCATCTAAAAACTCAAGGTCATCAACATCGGTTGCCGCTGCATTGGTAAACTCGACGCCGTTGACAGTTACGGTATCGCCTACCTCTATGCCTGTTCCGGCGGTTAAATCAGTTACAACAACGGTCGAATCAACCAGACCAGTTACGACAACATCTTCAATGAGTGCTTGTGCATCTGAGCCAGCGTTATCGGTCGCTTCATTAATAGTAACAGTCACTTCTTCGGCATCCAAAATACCATCCTCGCTATACAAGCCGATTAAAAACATCACCCTCCGGGCATCGCCAAAATTGACATATCTTCCATCATGGTCTGCCGCGTTAGCAATGGCCAGATTAGTAAGTGCAATATCACCCTTTAAAACTTCGCGTAACAAATTCACTTTATCATCTCCTTATAGGGGATGGGCGGGGTTGCCCCCGCCCTTAGTTGTTAGGCATTAAGCTGAACAAACGGGGAAGTCGGGATTGAAGTCGGCAGCGGGCCGGTCAGCCACGGTGTGCCGTCAACCAGTTTCCATGCTTTGATAACAGTCATATTGCTTGTGAACAAGAAGTCCTTGCTTGTTGCGATTGCCACACCTTGACCGTCACCAATCAGGTAATAAGACAAATCAGCAAGAACTACATCACCATTAACACCAAGAGCAGGGCTATCATCACTGAACATAACAGGCATACCGAACAATGTTCCGGGGTTGCCGTCACGGGCAGAAGGCTGCCAGATGTAATTGTTGTTAGGATCCTGCAATGCCATCAGTTGCGGCAGCATATCGCGGCCAACAATCCAAACACCACGGCGGCCCCAAAATACAGCAAGCATATCAGCTAAATCCTGATAAATTACTGCAGCAGCACCGGCACGGGGGACCTGAATTGTTGCCGCGTGGCCGATTATACCAGTAGGCTGAAAACCACCCGCACCATTAAGGAATGTATTTTCTTCAGCAGCAATTAAAGCACCACGAAGCTGTGTCCCTACAATCTTTTCGATGGCGGGGGCGTTCCTTAAAAGTCTATCTGTTACTAAGGTGTGTGCAGCAACTTCAAACGGATGCAGGGTTACGCGCTTAAACTCAATGTCAGTTTCGGGTTTTTCTGCACCTTCATTAATCCAGGTAACCTGCGCCCCGGCATACATATTGTTGCCGCTATACTGCAGGGCGGGGATGTGCAGTTCACCGAACCCGGTAGAAGTACCACCATCAAACACATTCGCGCGTGGTCTTATGATTGCTTCATCGGGCGATACAGTCAAAAGCTGTGAACTAAACACATCGGGAACCAAGAAACCACCCTCAAGACCAACGCCCTGAGATTGTTGACGCTCTTCTGCTTCCACGTAGCGATCCTTGAGCCGCTTATCATTAGGATTAGAGTGAATGGTTTTTACAAACTCGCCCAAACTGCGGAATTCTGCCAAGTCCTTCTCAGGATCGCTTACGGTCTTAGCGTTCCGGCTTTCCTGCTCTTGCAGAATTTCTTCTGCAACGATGTCTGCTTGCATATCGCGAATGTCGCCCATTAATTTGTCCTGTTTTTCTCTTTCTTCAGCGGTCAAAGACCTTTCTTCTTTTTGCGCTGCCTCGATAAGGGCGCGGGCATCTTTTGTCAGCTCATTAAGTTTTCCGCGCATATTTTCCAAGTTTCTCATTAGTAATTCTCCTTTTTGGTTTTATTTGATACCTCAATCAAATCCAGCTCCCGGAGCATAAGATCCAGTCGGTCGGCATCCCCATCATGAGTATGCTCGCCGCCCATTTCTTCTTCTGGTATGTAAGATTGAAGCACCATAATTGACGCGTTTATTAAATCTCGGTCGCTGTCGGTTATTGGCAGCCCCCGTTGCGCCCTGATTACAAGGCTTGCAATGTTATCAAAGTCAAGACCGGCTTCGTTTATAATCGACCTGGCTTGCACCGATGTTTGCGGGTAAGAGGGATACGTTACGGTCGAAACGTCGCCCAAATATTTAATATTGGTGATTTCCCTAAGTGATAAACCATCGTCACGTTCAGACCATTCCTGCCCTTTGTCATCTACACCAAAGGCGAATGAGCATTGGTCAATCAAGCCGCTTTTAACCTTGGAATATACCCGCCGGCCATCTTCGTCTGAAGGGTCAATATGAGCGGTAAATTTTAAACCTGTCGCATCTTCTTCGAGTTTTAAGCTGCCGTTGCGGGTGCGGGCAAATATTGTATTTGCATCGTGGTTGAGTAGGCCGCGCACATCGGGGTCAGTCTTTAGCACCTCTTTAAAGCACCCCGGCTTTAACACTTCGACGAAGCCGCCCAAGTTTTCAGATTCACGGTTAAATACTGCTGCGTAACCGGAAAGGGTCAAGCCTTCGCCTTCTTCTCTTACCTCTAACTCAACTGGTATTGACCTTGTTTCCAAATCCATGCCATCAACTCCTTAAAATTTATACTGGCACAATGCTGCATTGACAATTTTTATGAAGTGGCGGGGGTAGCGTCGGGTTTTTAAAAGGGGTCCTGCCCCTACAATCTTCCCGTTTAATTCTTGACAATAGGGGCAACTGTCCGCGCCGATTGCAACCCACATCAACCGCTGAATCCCTGCGGCAATAAAAACAGTTTTAGCAATTCGCCCCGCAACCGATACCGTTGAATCGTTCGCGATTTGTGCGGCTCGGTTTTCTTCCCATTCATCAAGGCGGGCGGTTATTAACTCTGCCGCGTCAAGGTTTTCCATTTCTGCCCTTGTTAGTAATTGCCGAATAACTGCTTTGGATCTGATTGTGTGCGCCTGTGCTTGTGCTTCCAAGTATTCATTGACCGTTTCCTCAATATTGGCATCTGTGCTACTAACTTCTGTTGATGCTATTGCCCTGATTGCTTCGGCCAAACTCAAAACTGCCGGGCGCATGGTGTCCCGCACCACTGGCAACAATTCACGGTAATAATCATCAAGCCACTGTATAAAACTTGATGTGCTTCGTTCGCCCATATGCTTTTCGATTGCTTTTAATACATGACGGCGTTCTTTGCTAACTATTTTCTGAGCCGCTGCCTTAAATATGTGTTCATAACTTTTAGCAGTCCTGGCCCTGAGTAATCCGTCACGCTGTCGCTGTTCAAGGGTGCGCTTTTCTCTGCTGTTTTCCTCGATAGGTGGCTCTTTAACTTCCGGCATCCTTGCTTGGTCTGCCGGGATCATGTTCATCGGGATAATATACATATTGCCCTGTTCATCATCAAGCGGGTTCATGTTTTCCATTGCCCGCCATTCATTTGCTGAAAGCACACCGTTTTGCCGCATAATTGCGTATGCTTCGTTTCGGCTTTTCGTGTCGCCCCTGAGTAGGCCGTCAATTACAAATTCGGCGAAATATGGTGCATCCTCGAAAAGTTTATAATTGATTTCCTGCTCGGCGTTTATGAGTAGTGGCCGGATTGTGTCAACAA